CTCCTTGGTCACGGTCGAGTTGACCGAGCTCAGGGTGGGGTCGCTGGCGGAGATCGCCGCGCCCTCAGTGACGGCCCCAGCGGTCGAGTGCGCGGTGGCCCTCGGCAGCTTGATCGTCTCGCCGGACTGGGTGCGCAGGATCTGCGGGCCGAGCTGAAGAACGCTCGACGTCTCGATCATGTACTCCCAGAGCTGACCGAAGAACCCGGCCGGGATGACGCCCGCGCCGGTCGTGGTGGTCTGGTCGGCGCGAAGCTCGACGGGGATGTCGAACTCACGCTGACCGTTGCCCTTCAGCCACGAGCGGAGCTCAGCGGTGCGCTCCTTGCCTCGGGCGTCGGGGCCGGTGATGGGCTGCTCGTCGAGCTTGCTGAACGCCTCGGCGACAGCACGGTCCTCGGCCAGCGACTCCTCGAGCTTGCGCACAGACGCGCCCAGGCCGACGATGTCAGCCTCCATCGCGTCGAACTTGGACTGCTCCTCGGCGGTGAGGTCGCGCTTCTCGCCGATCGCAAGGTCCAGCAGTTCCTTCTGCTGCTCGCGGACGTTGGCGCGCTTCTCCTTGAGGAACTTCGCGAACGCTGCACTCATGGCAGGGTTCTCCCTTCGGGTATGAGAAAGGCCCCAGACGGACGTCAAGGGCCATGAGTGATCCGGGCGGTTTCGCCCCCGGGTCAGTCGGCGGTTTCGATCTCCAGCGCGCGCCGCATCGCGAGGAGCCGACCCGGGACGCAGGGTTCGCCCACGCCTTCGGTGCCGGAGTCTCTGGTGCCCAGGTCGATGACCGTGGGCGGCTTGGTGAGGATCTCGTTCAGGCGCTCCTCGCGAGCGAGGGCCTCCACGTCGGCGAGATCCATACCCCGCTGCTCGGCCAGCGAGCGCAGGCCGGTCGAGGTGTCGTAGTAGGCCGGATCGTCAACCGGGGCCACGTCCACGAGCGTCATGCTCGTCACCGTGCGCAGCGGGAACCCGTCCGGGGTCTGGGTCCAGTCCGACTCGTGCATGTACGCAGCGAAAGAGGAGCGGGTCACATCGCCCCGCTCGACCAGCATCCGCACCCGCGCCGAGTGGCTGTCGTCCAGCAGGTCGACCTCGTAGTCCAGGCCCGTGCCATCCACGGCAAGCCGAAGTGAGTTCGCCGCCGTCGTACCCAGGAGCAGCTCGTGGTTATAGCGGGCCATCACGCCCGGCCAACCCTCACCTTGGGAGGACTTCAGCGAGGCTGGGTCGATCTGCTCCACCCAGCCCCCGAGATTCCGGGACAGCTTGTTGAACTTCAGCGCATAGCCGCCGATCTTCGCGGCACCATCGCTCGCGGCGCGCAGGCTGACAGGCTCGCGCAGCAGCCGGCGCTCAAGTTCCTTGGTCATCGTGTCTCCTTTGGAGGTGTTGCACCCATCCGCGCCAGCGGCGTGTAGTCCTGCCCTTGCCCGTCCGGCAGTGGAGCCTTGTCCTCGAGTGCCCGCAGTTCGTCGATGTTGTCCAGCCCGATCTCGCGGGCGATCTTGTGGACGTCGTAGCGGGTCTTGGTGTCGACGCGGATCATCGCGTCAACGTTGAACTTCACGAACCGGGGCCGGTGAATCCAGGAGGAGAACTCCTGCTCCAGCTTCGACAGCCAGGGCCGCAGCGTGAACGTGGCGAAGTTGAGCTGGTTCAGCTCCACCGTCGAGTAGGTCAATGAGGACCCCGACTCCCCGCCGATCATCTCCGGCGGAATCCCGTAGATCGTCGCAACCTGGGTCGCGTTCAACTTCGCCGACGCCACGAAACCCGCGTCCTCCGCGGGCAGAGACAAGACCGTCAGATCCCAGTCCTTGCCATGAACGAACGGCTGACCGTTCTTCAGCTTCGCCTTCAGGCGTTCGCTGACAACGTCGGCGTCCTTGGCATCGAGCGTCTGGTTCTGGTTCTTCATCAGAACCCCAGGCACCGCGCGCCCGTTGAACCAGTCCCGCATCATCTTCTGAGTCGATGCGCCCGTGTCGGCCAGCAGCGAGCACGCCCCGATCGGCGACACGCCCTTGATCGAACCGGGGATCGCATAGGCTGGGATGTGCTTGATGTTGACCCGGTCGATCTCGCGGCCGTTGTGCCGGAACACCGGAAGCGGCCCAGACTCGTCAACCTGCATCCGCTCCGGGTTCAGCCAGACGACCTGGCCCGGGGTGCCATCCCCATTCCGGGCGACCACCAAACCGTAGGCGTTGCCGTGCAGCAGCAACGACATGAGCGCCTGCTGAAGCCACTCAATACGGGTCTCGGTATCGAAGATCCCCGGCAGAGGAATGGGCTGACGAACCTCCCCCGACTTCCGAAACGCCTGCATCGGCAGCGTCGCGATCGAGTCAGAGATCAGGCGACACGACGCAAACACCGGCACCACCGACAGGGTCGACTCCATCGACGAGCCCAGCACCACATCATCGCCACGACCCCAACCAGCGATCGACGTCACCGCCCGCTTCTCGGACGCCCGGAAGAACAGACTCACGTGGAAGCCTTCCACGACGCGGCCAGAGCACCCAAGCCGAACACCGCCAGAATCAGCGGCGGCCACACCGCGAACGCAAACAAGCCAATGAGAGACATGCCAGCCAGGTCGAAGGCGTCGGTCTTAGACACGCCAGCCTCCTAGAGGATCGAGTCGAGTACGTCGTAGGTGACGTTGTGCTGAGAGCCCCAGAGCGCCAGGGTGGCCGCTTCCAACATCGAGACGTCCGAGTCCTTACGGCCCCACAGGAAGCGGTCGCCGCTCATGCGCTTGACGACACTGGCCGCGGCCTCGTTCAGCTCCGCAGAGTCGTTGTGGAACACGGTGTGGCCCTCGGTGACGCCGTCATAGAACGTGGCGCACGCGCCCTTCAGGTCGTTCATGTCCGCGACAAGGAGCCTTGAGCCCAGCCGCTCACGCAACGCCGGTACGAGATCCGCGCCTGGACCATGCCCAGCGATCGCCACCGGGATGCCGTGCCGGTCAGAGATGTCGCACACCGCATCCACAACCCACGAGGTTCCAGGACGCCGACCACCCAAGCTCGGGTCAGATGAGGCGGGGAACACGACGGGCAGGTTGTCGTCGCCGTAGTCACCAACCGCAGCCACCGATGAGTGGGTGCGCTCCAGCTCCACGGCAACGCCTAGACACCGCGGCGTCGGAACCTTCGCATCCGGGATACCCTGCCGCCCCCAATGCACACCGAACAGACGCGACGTCACATCGGTCGGCGGGTCCTCCCACCACACCAGAAACTCTCGGGCGAACTCCTCCGGCGGCATCGCCTGACGCAGAGACCGAATCGTCTCCCGCATCACCCGAATGCCCAGCGCCGACATGATCGCTTCCCACCGAGACTCGTCATCCAACGCACAACCCACAGCCGTCTTGGCGTGGTTACAGGTCGGCGACTCACACCCAGGGTTCGGCTTCTCGGGCGTTGGGCCACGGGCATCCGAATACTCGACGTAGAACTGGTTGTGCGTCAGCCCAGCCCGACCACGGTCACGTTTGTCGCGCAACGCATCCGACATCAACAGGCCAGCCGACGACGCCGACACAACCTGCGGATTCGGCCGCGCAGACAGTGTTGGGTACAGCGACCCGATCACGGCCGGCGTCACCGCGAAGAACTCGTCTAGGACGACCTTGTCACCAGAGAGCCCGCGTCCACCAGTGGCCTGCCGCGCCCGGTAACGCAACCGACGATCCCCGGCAAGCTCGATCGCCCACCGACCATTCGCCGCCGTGATCCCAGGACGGTCACCACGAGTCGGCAACAAGTGCCGCGACAGGAACGGGTTGTCCTCGATCAGCGCCGCGGTCTCGCGGAACGTCTCCTCCGTCGTCGACAACTCGTGCGCCGAATGGATGACCAGCCGCTCCTTGGTGACATACAGCCACCCGAGCTCGATCATCTTCAGCACGCCGGTCTTGAAGTTCTGACGCGGGCCGACCATGTCGACCTCGAACGCCGCGCACTTCCCGTCAGCGCGGATCGCGAACGTCGCGTCGAGGATCAGTTCCTGCTCGGGGTCCGGC